CAATACGGCAGGAACGAGTATGGAGATATGATTGAAGATTATACATTAGAAACAAAATGTCATATTGAACCAAGTTCAAAACAGATAATTGATAAAAAGAAAGAAAACAAAACATTGACTTGTATAATTTACTTAGCAGACATAGACCTAAATAGTGACAAAACTTATAAGGTAGAAATAGACAATAAAGAAATAAACATTGAAACTATAGAACCAGTTATAAATCCTATTACAGGACAAATTCATCATTGGGAACTGGGTGGTATTTAATGGCTACTAAATGGAAAAACTGGAACGGACCAAGAGCAATATTAAAAATGGAAAAAGCTTCAAGGAAAGCAATCAAAGACATACTTGATGATATTTTAACTGATGCAGTGCAAGAGGTTCCTTTAGATGAAGGAACATTACAAAATTCAGGTATGGTTAGAATGCATACTACAAAACCTATAGGAGTAGTTTGTTTTGGTGGTGGTATTGGAACTGGATTACCAAAAATACCATACGCACGAAGATGGCATGAAAATTCTGCAAACTTTCAACACGGTAGAAAAAGATTTTACTTAAGAGACCCATTCAATAGACATGTTAAGAACTTAAAAACAAAATTAAAAAGTGAAATAAGAAGTGAGTTCAGATAGATGATTGCACAAGGTGTGAATAAATGATTGCGGATAGTATTGCTAAATATTTACAAAGTTTAAATGTCGGGAAAATAAACAAAGATATATTCATTGATTTTCAACCAGATGAACCTGATGATTGTATAACGATTTATAATAGTTCAGCTCCTGTATTAGAAGAAAGTAACGGATTAAATATTGATAACGCAGGAATACAAATACTAATACGGGATAATAATTACAATAACGCAAAACTTAAAGCACAGAATATATATTCATATTTAGTAGCTTTAAGTGGAGATATTGAAGGCTCTTTAATAACATTCATTGAAATCGAGACCTATCCTCAAAGCCTGGGAAAGGATGAAAAATCTCGCAATGAATTTTCAATGTATTTTAATGTTAGATATGAAAACCTAACATTGAACAGAATTTAAAATTTTAAAAGGAGGGCTTTCATGGAAAGAAAGTTTGTTAAAACAGTAGTAAAAGTGAATAATGTAGTGGTTGGAAAAATTACAAGTTTTTCTGACAAAACTGCATTAGAGACAGTTGATGTAACTGGCTCTGAAGATGTAAGAGAAGGAACTGAAATGATACAAAGACAGAACATGCCCATATCTCTCAATCAAACAGTTTCAGTTGCAGGAATAGTAAAGGTTGATGATGCTGGACAAGATTTATTAGAAGCAACAGCAAAAGCAGGCGGTAGTATAACATTGGAAAGAATTTACTCAGACAAAACAGGTAATGATTATGAAGGATACTTTACTAACTATGAAAATTCAGGTTCAATAGGTGATGGAGTTTATAAATTCACTGCAGACTTTACAGCAACAAAAGATACCTCAGTAGTGTAAAGGAGAAATGATGTCTGCTTTAAGTTTAGAAGACCAAAAAACTATTGATTTCTTAGATAGGAAACTTGATGAAGCTATTAAGGCTGAAGTTGAAGAAAATTCAATTGACTTTGATAGAGCATACGAGGAATATCAAAACAAAAATAAACCAATCAAAATTAAGTTTAAAGGAAGAACATTCAATATACCTGCAAGTGTTCCAACACAGTTTTATGTTTTTTATTTAAGAAATTGCATAAGGAATGAAAACGGTAAGCAAATAGTTGATATACCCACAGATAAAATGCCTGAGTTCATTAAGTTAATGTTTGGAGAAGAATTTTATGAATTCATAATTCAAAATGAAATAGAGTTTGAATTTGTTATAGGGAAAATGGCTTCTGGTATTTTAGAAAAATGGAAGCTGTTATCTGAAAAAAAAACGAAAAAAGCTCTTTAGACGCAAGACTGATAATTTGGGGCTGGGCTTCATTAGAAGCAGACTTTCAAAGGTATTACAATTTGGATATAAACACTGCTATGGGAACAACGAGCTTAAGAAGGTTTTTAGTTTTAATTAGAGGTCTTGGTGAATTTTCTAATTTTGCACAGTTCCTAAAAGAAAAGAAAGGGAAACTATTGGCTGAGTTCAATGAAGATAATTTACTTGATTAGGTTTGAGATAATACAATGCAAATAGGATTTGAGATAAAATGCAAATAGGCGAAGTAAGTGCAGAAATAACTGCTGATGTAACTGAGTTTAATAAAGCATTAAATAAGCTTCAACAAGATGCTATTAAGTTCGGTAATCAAATTGGAGTTAACCTAAATAAAGGTATATCGCAAACTAAACCTACTGGATTTCAAAACTTTAACAAACAACTTGAGTCAGTTTCTAAATCGATGGTTAAAGTTGGTAAGGATATGACCTTAAAATTAACTCTACCTATAGTTGCTGCGGGAACAATGGCAACCAAAACATTTGCAGATTTTGAGCTTGCAATGAATAGAGTTGCGGCAATTTCTGGTGCTACTGGGAATGATTTAGAGAAACTAACTAAAAGAGCAAGAGATTTAGGTTACACTACTGAATTTTCTGCTTCTCAAGTAGCAGAAGCAATGGGTAATTTAGCATTAGCAGGTTTCAGTGTAAATGAAGTATACGATGCTTCTGAAGGTGTATTGCAATTAGCTTCAAGTGCTTTGTTAGATATGGGAACCTCTGCAAGTATAGTATCAAATGTCATAAGAGGATACGGGATACCAATAAGTGATTTGTCTAATGCAATTGATGTATTGGTAAAAGGATTTACAAGTGCAAATATGGACTTAAGAATGCTTGGTGAGTCTTTGCAATATGTGGGACCAATTGCTTCAAGTGTAGGATTAAGTTTTAATGAAGTAGTAGCAGTTATAGGAAAATTATCAGATGCAGGTATTCAAGGTTCACAAGCGGGAACAACTTTAAGAAGAGTAATCTCAGAATTACTTGACCCAACAGCAGAAGCTAAGAAAAGACTTCAAGCTTTGGGTATAGAAGCATTAGACTCAAACGGTAAACTAAAATCATTAACTGATATCACAAGACAGTTTGAGAAGTCTGGTGCAGATACCTCAGATATGCTAACTATATTTGGAGTTAACGGAGCATTATTTAGTGCAGTAGTTGAACAAGGTGCAGATAGTTTAGAAAAACTGAAAATCAAACTTGATGATGCTGGAGGGACTGCAGAGAGAGTTTCTAAAACACAAATGTCAGGTTTAACTGGTGTATTTAAAGAACTTCAAGGTGCAGTCGAAGAAGTATTTTTGTCATTTGCAAAAGAAACATTGGAAGAAGATGTAACAAGAATTACAAATGCTTTAAAAGATTACTTAGTATATATTTCAAAAGTAAGTCCTGAAACAAAAATGTTTGTAACAAGATGCATGGAGTTTATTGCTGTCTCTGGACCAGTGGTTGATTGGCTTGGCAAAATGGGTTTGGCATTAATAGGTTTAGAAAAAATACTACCAAGAATAGGTTCACATTTTAAATGGTTAGGTGGAATTATAAATTCATCATTACTTGCTCCAATATTAGGTTTTATAAGTGCAGTAGGTACTGCAATATCATATGTAAAACGACTGGGTGAAATATATCCTGCTGGTTTAAAACCAGGAAATGAAATATTTGGACCAAATGTTAATCAACAAATTACAGGTGGATTATCTTGGCAACTACCAGCTAAAAAACCGCAAACATCTATTCCTGGAATGATGGTATCTCCAGGTTCACTTGGCAAACCAGTGATGTCTGAAATGGAATATATATTACAAAAGGAAACAGCAGGAGCATTTAAAACAAAACCTATATCAAAGAAAGAAATAGAAGATGCAATAAAAAAACCTATTAAAGAAATAGAACCTGAATTAAAAACTTTAGGAGAAGATTTAGGAGTAAGTTTAGGTAGTGGAATTGCAAGTGGTATCTCAGATACATCAGATGATGCAGCAAGAGAAGCAGAAAGATTAGCAAGGGAAATAGAAGAAAAGCTTAATGAGTCTAAATATAGAGCATCAAGAATATTTGACACACTTGAAAGCTTAACCATTGATGCTTTAAGGAAAAGAAATGAAGTAAATTACAAATATAATCAAGAACTACTTAAAAACTTTGAAAGCACACTAAATAAACAATATGAGATTCAATTAGAGAACCTTAATAAAGAAGCAGAATTATCGGAATACTTCTTTAAAAATGAACAAAGCAAAATAAATAAATATTATAGCAGTTTAATTAATTCTCTGAACAAAGAAATTGAAGTAAGAAACAAAGAAAGAGAAGAAATAAATAAGCAAAAAGTTTATCAAAAATATGCAGAAGATAATATAGAAATTGAAAATGAATGGACTAAAAAGATAACTGATATACGAGATAGATATAACTCAGATTTAGAAAAATTAAATGCAGATGAAGTAAATTTAAGAAAATCCTTCAATGACAAAAAAATAGATTTAGAAAAACGATTGCAAGAAAGGCTTTCAGATATTCAAGATAGGATTTTAGACAAGCAAATTAATTATAATCGCAAAATGGAAGATTTAAGCATCGAAGAACAAGAAGCAAGGGAAGCATTTAATAAATATTTATCAACTTATGATTGGACAGAAAAAGACCTTGAAGAAGAAAGACAAAAACTATTTAAGCGATTAGATGAAATTAATTTAAAACGCACAAGAGAAGAAGAAGATTATAATAGAAAAATTGAAAAACTTAACATAAACAAACAAGAAGTGATAGATAGCTCAAATGAAGATATTTTAAACAATGAATTGAAGTTCAATGAAGAACTTAAAAAGATAAATGAAGATAGAGTGAGTTTAGAATTAGAATATCAACAAAAACTAAGTGATAATTCAGTAAACATAAACCAGAAAAAGCAAGAACTTTTAAAGAGAATTAATGAGCAAATTGAGAATGACCAGTATGAAAGTTGGGTAAACCAGAAACAAGAACAAATAAAGTTTATACAGGATTTCCTCAGTGGACAAAATGACTTTTATAATACCTTAATTGAAAATACAAATAATCGTATTAGTAAAGAAATAGAAGGTTTAAAGAAAAGTAACGAAGCACAAAGTAAGATATTTGATGAGCAAAATGAAATACTAAGAGAAAACTATGAAAAAATGAATGAAGAATTAGTTTTACAGCAGGAAGCACAAGCATTGATTTTAGAAGATGGACAAAAAAATATGATATCGATACTTGATACATACACACCTAAATGGAGAGATTATGGAGTTAGTTTTGGACAAAGATTGATTGAAGGATTAACTGCAGGACTTTCAGATTCAAGTTTAGTTTTAAACAAAATAGATGAACTAACTAATCAAGTAATTTCAAGAATACAAACTAATTTTGGTATTAGTTCACCAAGTAAGGTATTCTTTGAAATAGGGCGTAATGTGATTAAAGGATTTGAACAAGGAACAAAGAACGAAAGCAAGAATATTTTTAATGTTAGCTTTTATTCTCCTGAAGCAATCAATGAAAGAATAGCAAGAAATCAGCTTGCAAGACTTCAAAGAACAATGAAAGGAGCTTATAGTTGATATTAAAATACAAAAATGAATTCAATGAAGAAATTGTTTTAAATAATCCTTACAAGATTGTAGATTGGGATGATGAGATAGATGAGAATGTGGAACTTACTTCAATTCCTTTTGTAGACGGTAATATTCAAACTAACTATTATACACAAGCAAGAGAGATAACGATTAATTTAATTATCATTGGAAACATTCCTTCATTGAGGCAAGACCTAATTAAAATATTTAATCCTAAAAAGCAAGGTTATTTGATGACTAATAATAGAATGATACAAGTTAGACCAGTTCAAATAATACCATTCAATGAATTAGGTTCAGGAAGAAAATACCAGAAAATACAAATTAGATTTATAGCTCCTTATCCATTCTATTCTACCTTTAACCCAATTGAGGTAAATATGATATCTTATGTTAAATTTAGACTACCTTTTAGCTTTCCTTTTAGTTTAGGTTACTATGGCTGGAATGGAAATGTGATTAATCACGGAGATGTAAGTGCTCCAATTTTAATCACAGCAAAGGGACCTTTATTAAATCCTAAGTTTTATAACAAAACAACCAAAGAAATGATTTCAATTAATTATAATATACTTCCTGGACAAACTTTAGAAATATACACAAAACCAGGAGAAAAATATTGTAAGTTAATCAGTGGAGAAACAGAAACTAATTTATTTTATTCATTAAGCACAGATACAGTGTTTTGGCAATTAATACCAGGACTTAATGAAATACAGTATTGGGGAGATGAAGCACAAACTTCTTCAGAGATTAAAATTAGCTTTTACGAATGGTATAGAGGAATATGAATATTACTTTAAATTATCCACCATTTTCAGGGACGCACAATAATACAGAGATAATAGATGATAAAATTGTCTTACAAAATTATAAATCTGAAGGTGATTACATTGAACAAGAGAAAGATATAAGTTCAATTGAAAAATTTGGTAGTAGTAAAATAAGTTATGAAAAAGATGTTCCTGAAGGAACAAATCTAAATTTACAAACAAGATATTTTAATGGCACTGAATGGAGCGGTTGGTTAGACACAAGTTCAGGAGATGATTTCTTAAAATACTTAGGAATTGAAGAAAAACAAAATTTAAGTGGATACAAAATTCAATATCAAATACTACTAACTACTGAAAATGAAGACATAACACCACAATTTATAAGTTGCTATATTTTAATTAAACCTGCAATAACTGAACCAGAACCTCCACCTATAACAGAACCTTCTAATCTAATATTTCCTACTGTTTTTAAACCTTACTTTCAAGTTAGATTATTTAACAAAGACTTGCAAATGATATCATTTATTGATAATTTTGAGTATTTTATCTGGGAAAGAAGTTGGAGGGATTTAGATAAATTTTCATTCTTGTCAAAAAGAGATTTAGATTATTCAATAGGAAATATTATTGTGTTTGAATTTATGAGTATGAAAAGAGTAGGAAGAATTACGAGCAGAAAAACAAATCTTGATAGCTCTGGAGTAAGATACTGGACTATTGAAGGAAGAACTTACGGACTATTTAATCAACGACTATCTTTAGCAGGAATTAATTCTGGTGATGGTTATGATACTCAAAATGACTATGCTGAAATAGCAATGAAACATTATGTTAGTGCAAATAATCAAGGTAATCGACAAATACCTTTAGAGATTGAACCTTTTAAAAATTTAGGACAGATAATTACTTATAAAGCAAGATTACAATACATCAACGAAATACTTAGAGATATTTCAAATATGAGTGGTTTAGGTTGGGATGTAGAATTTCAAAATGGTAAATTTGTATTTTGTGTTTATCAAGGATATGATACTCCAGTAGTAATCTCCAGCAAATATGATAATTTGATTAATTTTGAGTTTGAAGAAAATGAGGATAATAGAAAAACTGTAGCAGTAGTTGGTGGAGAAGGAGAAGAAGCTTCAAGGGTATTTGAATATGTCGGGACAGGAACAGGTTTTGATAGATTAGAAGGTTTCACTGATGCAAGAGAAGGTAATTTAATTGACGCAGGAAATGCTTACTTGAATGAATTAGAGGAATTATCAGTAAGCTTTGATTATATCGATGGAAGACCATTTAAATACGGGATAGATTTTAACTTAGGTGACTTAATAACAGTTCAAGAAATGGGATTTAATCGAAAGTTAAGATTAGAAGAAGTAACAGAGTCAATAGATAGAGAAGGAATAACAATTAAGCTTAAGGTTGGTAAAGATATTGATTTTGTGAACCTTCTAAAACTTAATGAGAAAAATTTTAAAAAGGAGAGTATGAAATGATTAGTAGGTTTTTCGAAGGTGAAGAATATGGACAATTAGAGTTTGCAGAAGTTTTAAATAGATTTGTAGATACAGGATATTTTGTAGGTGTCGGTGATGAACTTGAAACAGTGAAGGTTTCAGGTTTACAAGGGAAAACTAAAACAGGTGAATGTTTTATTAAAGGTTACTGGGGAAAGGTAGAAGAAGAAGAAACATTTAACTTAGACGCAGGAGACCCAACAAATGCAAGATGGGACAGAAGAATATTAAGATTAGATGTTTTGAATAAAACAATTAGCTTAGCAGTTTTAAAAGGAACGCCTTCTGCAAATCCTGAACCTCCTGCATTAACTCGCAATTCAAGTATATGGGAATTATCATTAGCTAAGTTAAAAATAAATGCAGGTTCTAATGAAATAAATGAGGTAGTTGATGAAAGATATAACAGCTCAGTTTGTGGTGGTGCAAAAGGTGGAGCTTCAAATATGGATGTATATGATATAGAGTCAGATGCAGGTGTCCAATGCACATTTAATTATACTTTAACAGCTTATACAGGTTATACATATGTAAATGGATTATATTATTTTATATCAAGCAATAATATGTATACATATGACCCAGTATCTAAAACTGTAACTAAAGTATGGAATTATGCTTCTTATGTTCCTTATCTTATTAGAGGAACATATTTAGATAGAGTTTATGCTTTTAGGAATGGAACTTTACAATACTTCTCAGAAGGTGACTGGGTTAATACAACTTATATTCCTACTAATTACAATTATGCTTATTATGAAAGATGCTATATTATTAATAAATATTTTATATGGTATGAAAGTTCAAATGTTCACTATTTAGATTTAACTAATGGTGTGCAAGTATCAAATTCTATTGGGATTAGCGGTGGTATATGTTTAGGAGCATATAATAATATATCTAAAATAAATATATCCAGAGAGTTTACACAGACAATTCAAGGTGATATGATTGATACAATTGTAGATATATATACATATGATTTTTTAGAAAATAAAATAATTACTAAAATAGGATTTCAAATACCACGACATTGTAATTATGGAACATATTCATATATTCATATTTTCTCTAAACAGAACTTATTTTTATTTCATATATACCAGATAGATACTAGTATATATGTATATGAAAACTATATATTAAATCTTATGACAGGTCAGGTATTTAATGTTAATAGTCCAATTAATGAGTTAGGAATGGATTCAGTATTTGCAAATGATTATGATGTATATTTCAAAGTAGGAACAAATTTAGTTAAATATACACAATACAAAAAAATTGATACAGCAACAGGAAATAAAAAGTTGTCAGTATTATCTGATGAACCATTATCATTGTTAGTTAATTTAACAAAAGGAGTTATAGGAAATGAAATAGCAGTTGAGACTGGCGATGAATGGGGATATGTTATATCAAGCTTTAAATCAGAAACAAAAACAATAAAGGTTTTGAAAGTTTAAATATATAAAGGAGGAAGCAATGGATGAACAAAGACTGCAGAGAATTGAAGATAAGTTTGATAAGTTTTATGATGATTTCAGAGATTTTAAGGAAAACATTTGTATACGGGTTCAAAAACTTGAGGACGATATGAAGTTAATTAAGGATTGCAATAACAAACAAAATGAAGAACTAAAACCTTTCTCAAACTTCAGATGGCTATTACTTCAGATACCTTCAATTGTTGCAGTGATTGTTTCCTTGATTGCAATAGTAAAAGTATTTGGGAGGGTTCCTTGAAAATAGCAATTGATTCTGGACACAATGCAAAAAATCCTGATAACGGCTATTTAGATAGTGGAGCAGTGAACGGAAAATACACAGAAGCAGATTTAGCAGAAAAACTAAAATTTTCAATTTGTCAGTATTTGAAAGGATACATTGATTATTTTGTTCCTGCTTATTATTGGAATACACAAGATAGATATAGAGAAGCAGTTAAGAATAAATGTAATAGTTACTTAGTAATTCATTTGGACTCTGCAAATGCAACTGCTTCAGGTGTGCATGCACTCTACAATGACAAAGGAAAAGAATTCGCAAATGATTTAGTTTATTATATTTGCAGATACATGGGATTTCAAAATAGAAGGGCAAAGCACTATACACAAAATCCAAGAAGTATAGCGGCTTTTGATATTGCAAAAATACCTTTTGTGTTATTGGAATGCGGATTTATCTCAAATGCACAAGATTTAGATAAACATTTAAAAGACAGAGAATATATTGCACAAGCAATTACTTCTGTTATTGCGAAGTATTCAAATTTAGAAAA